AAACGGTCTGCTCCCTGCTTCGTTCGCACTTCCTTTTTCGACCTCCTGGCCTTCGGCAGTCGGTGAAAAACGGTTGCTCGCCTTCGCTGGGCGGGAGCATTCCGTTTTTCTAAAAAAAAAAATTTAAAAAAAATAAAAAAAAATTGTCATGGGGGGGGTCTCCCCCCAAACCCCTCTCTCTTCTTATTGTAAATTTGCATATTTATATGGCCACTATGTCCCATCTGTCCATACTTAATTTGCTTTCATCTGGTCTGAAGTTGCTGAATACTATTACTATGGGTGGTTGAAACTTCACTGCTGCGCTTTCATACTTAGTGCTGAGGAAGTATCCATTCTTGAAGCTCTCTACAACTCCGTAAGGAAACGACTCTTCGGCGCATCGGGGCCAGTCGAAGAAGACGTAGGGCTCCTGATTATATGCGTAGTAGATATCGGCATGCTTTCCTCCTGTGATGACGTATCCGAGTCCGAAGTTTCTGCAAAAATAACTCTTTCCAGATCCTCCTGCTTCGTCATAATACCATCGCACTTGTCTCGGATGGCTAGGAGCATGGCAGTAAGAGATGAGGTCCAGTTGCCACTGTCCTCGAGGTTCATAGAGAACGGGTTCCAATCTTCGGCATTTTCTCTTTGCTGTTCGAACGAAGTTCGGGTACCTGGCCAAAATTTGAGGGAAGCGATCAAAAATTTCATCGTCACTTAAGGGCATGGCTTCTATGAAGTCCTGGAGGTCATTACGTTTGCCTGGCTTACTGATACTACCGAACTCCCAAGGGCCGGCGACTCGAGTCTCCTCCTTCGTGCAGTAGGTACGGTTCTGCTCGGGTGTACCCTTAGCTTTCTCAATATGGCAGCCATCAAAATACTGGTTCAGCGTTTCTTTAGCTTGTTTGAAACTACGGCGTGTGCTAAACTGAGCGTAACCCTGGACATGATGCGTTCCATGCTCTCCAGACTCCCGTTGAAATACCATATATCCAAGTCCTCCTGGGAGAACAGGTACGGAAAAGCACTCCACAAGTTGTTCAATGTAAACTCCAACATCCAACGATCTCTCAGGGGAAGAAGTGTTCCACGTGAAGCACCAGTTTTTTGCGGCCATGGCATAAATTAAACCAAGGTGGGGGGTAATACTAAACCCCCACCTCGGTTGGCCTTATATATCCTCAGTTCAGCAGAAATTGGATCTCCGTCGCCCGGCTGCGCCAGGCTGAGATCCAAATCTGCTTCCTTCGAGATCACGGGGTGTAAATTTTCTCTTCCTTCAATGGGTGCCGCTCGTAGGCTTGCGAAGGCTGCTGGAAGTGCGTATCTCCGCAAGGGTGCATCTATGCTTGGAACTTATGGTGCTGGCCTTACGTATAGATATCTTACTAAGCGTAAAGGCGGCAAGAAGGGTGCGACAAAGAAGCCGACTCCGTCTAATCGAAGAAATGCTACAATTACTCGACAACATGATCTCCGAACCCAGTACAAGAAATCAAGAGTTTCTGGAAAGGCTAAGCGGTTCAAGCGATTCGCTAAGAAGGTTAAGAAGGCTAATGCTGCAGGAAGCAAACTGCACTTAGGACAGCAAGCCTCTGTGGGAACTTTAACTTTTGTGACATCTGGAATAAACAACGACAACCAGCAGGTTCTATACCCGTCTGACGCTGCTATTGCGGACACAGACTTAAGAATAATGCAAAATAGTGGAAACGCTCTGGTCGGTGCTCTGCAGAGTGCTATACGGAATGTGCCAATAGGAACTGCTACAGGACCACTTAATGTAACTACAAGGCCCATGTTTGGACAAGTACTATCATTCTGGGCTGAAGAAAAAATGGAACTAGGAATTAAAAATATTTCTACAGAAGCTTTTATACTGGATATTTATATATGCAAGGCTAAACAAGATATTGTGGACACTGCACACCAGACAGCGCTTGGATCCTGGACTCAATGTGCTGGAGAAATGCAGAACTTAGTTGGTGTAGGACCATTTACGGCAGCGGTCTTAAATACGTTTTCAGGAACTGTTCCAACCGATGCAAACGGATTTGGCGCCTACTGGACGGTCCTTTCCAAGCAGAGGATGGAAATGCAGCCTGCTGAGGTGGTTTGCACTACTATACAACCACAAGGGAAATGGATTAATTATGCTCAATGGGATGGAAAAGTTGTTAAGAAGGGATATACTGTAGATGTTATATTAGTTGCATGTCCTGTATGGAATCCTTTTGGAACTGGAGTAGCTATTGCTGAATTACAATGGCAAAAGATTTGTAAGATGAGGATGCCTGGACTATTTCAGGGAACTCAAATGGCATTCTCTGGTGCGTGGGCTGTATAAATACTTAAACGGGACCCTATTTATTGTGTGGTCGAAAAACGGTCTGCTCCCTGCTTCGTTCGCACTTCCTTTTTCGACCTCCTGGCCTTCGGCAGTCGGTGAAAAACGGTTGCTCGCCTTCGCTGGGCGGGAGCATTCCGTTTTTCTAAAAAAAAAAAT